CACCGAGCAGAAGCTTCAGAAGGAACGCGAGCGCTACGAGCAGCGCCTGCGCGACGCTGAGGCCAAGCGGCTGGCCGACCTGCGGGCCAAGGAAGAGGAAATCAAGGAACGCGACGATCTTATCCACGCGACGCTTGTGGACGGCGGCCTGACCGAAGCTTTGGTCAAGAGCGGCATCGCCAAGGAATTCATGGGCGCGACCCGCGCCCTGCTCCGCAGTTCCGTGAAGGTGCGCAAGGGCGACGATGGCAAGCGCCACGCAGTCGTTGACACCGACCTCGGTGAAGTAGATATCGACAAATTCGTGGAAAATTGGTCTAAGTCGGACGATGGTAAACCGTTCGTCATGCCAGCCAAAGGCTCAGGAAGCCATGGGTCTGGCAACGGTCGGGGTTCTGAAATAAATCCGTGGTCGAAGGAAGCCTTCAACATGACGGAACAGGGCCGCATTATCAAATCCGATAAGGACAAGGCCCGCCGCTTCATGAAAGCAGCGGGGCGCACGCAGTCGGAAATCGATAGAATTCTTGCTGCGTAAGGGTTGCCTCGGCTAATGGCGGGCGACCAATAAACATAGGTACATTCGTTCTCGGCTAATGGCAGAACGAAGTGTCCCCCCCAGCCGGACGGTCAATGACTTCGGTTGGTTCATGCTTAACCCCATGGCCAACTGAGGAGGACTGCACCTATGGCCGCTACAAAAATTGCTGATGTCATCGTCCCCGCAATCTTCAACCCCTACGTGGTTGAACGCACGACCGCCTTGTCCGCTTTCTACGAGAGCGGCATTATCCAGACGGTCGGCGAACTGAACGTGTTCGGCATGAAAGGCGGCACCACGCTCGCCATGCCGTTCTGGAAGGACCTGACCGGCGTCGAAGAGATTTTGTCCGATGTCGTGCCGCTGGGCGTCGATAAGATCACCTCGGCGCAGGACATCGCCGTGCTGCACGCTCGCGGCAAGGCGTGGGGTGTCAACGACCTCGCCGAAGCCCTTTCGGGCGATGACCCGATGCGGGAAATCGCCGGGCTGGTTGGCGCATACTGGTCACGCCGCTGGCAGGCGATGGTGCTGTCCATTCTGGAAGGCATCTTCAAGGCCGCCAGCATGTCGGGCAACATCCACGACATCTCCGCAGGCGCGGGCGCAGCCGCCGTCATCGGTGGCGACAGCGTGGTGGACGCCATCTACAAGCTGGGCGACGCCGCTGCCCAGTTGACCGCTTTCGCCATGCACTCGGCCACGGTGGCCGTGCTGGTCAAGCAGGGCCTCATCGACTTCAAGGAAGACCGCGACGGCAACCCGACCCTGCCCTATTACATGGGCAAGCGGGTGATCGTGGACGATGGGATGCCGGTTGCGACCGGCGTGTACACCAGCTACCTGTTCGGCGCTGGCGCTATCGGCTACGCGGACGGCGGCGCACCGACCCCGACCGAGACTGATCGCGATAGCCTCGCTGGCGAGGACATCCTGATCAATCGTCGGCACTTCGTCATGCACCCGCGCGGCGTCGCGTGGGTCGGCACGGCGACGGGTGTCGCACCGACCAACGTTGAGCTAACGGTCGGCACGAACTGGAACCGCCGGTACGAGAACAAGAACATCCGTATCGTCCAGTTCAAGCACAAGCTGGCGTAAGGTTTCGCTCGCGGCAATCTTCCTCGTCGTTGACCCGTAAGCGATGGGGGGAACCGGGATCACTCCCACCGGTTCCCCCTGCTCAATAACAGGAAAGGAAACCCAGCCATGGGCCTGTCAGCTTTTAGCCGTGCCCGCGTGTCGCAGCTTCCCGAGCTTGAGCTTGAGGCGAAGCGGTTCGATGCGTGGAACAAGATGCACCAGACCTCTTTCCGCATGGTGGACGACTTCCGCGAAGAGGCGGAAGAGGATGTCGTCGCCATCCGCGAACAGATGATCGAAGGCGTCAAGAAGATTGGCGAGAAGGTCGTCGCCGGTCTTGCCGAGAACACCAAGGAAGGCGACCCGGTAGACCTGCCGCTGCGCCTTGACCACGTGCGCGACCTCGTTGGCCGCAGGCACGTTGAAGACCCGCAGGGCAAGCCGAAATCGACACTTGAGCGCCTGCGCGACCGCATCCCGACCAAGGGCACGGCTTCCGAAAAGCTGGTGAAGAAAACCAGTGTGGAAGGCGAAGGCCCGACCAAGGCCGAAGTCGAAGCGGCTGAGGAAGAGCAGCTTCCTTGGGATGCCTTCGAAGACGACGATGACGATCCCCCGGAAGCGGGCGACGGGGCCGGTGTCCGGGGGAACGCGAAGAGCGCCAGCACCGAGAAGAAGGTGCCCAAGACCACGGCAGCGGCCCCGCCGAGCAACGCGAAAAAGTAAGGTGTCATGGCCCACTACGGCACTGAAGCCGACTTCGAAGCCTACTGCATCCGCATGGGGTACATGCCCAGTGCGGGCGAGGTAGACCCGGCGCTTGAGCGGGCCACGCTGTGGTTGGACAACACCTATGGGGCACGCTATCCCGGCGTGCCCACCGATGGCCGCGCACAGGAACTTGGCTGGCCCCGTACAGGGGCCGTTGACTGTAAGGGCCAGACGATACCCCCCGACGAGATACCGGCGGAAATCGAGCGGGCCACTTATGAGGGCGCGCTGCGCGAACTGAGCGCGCCCAACTCGCTTTCGCCGGATGTCGTAGCCGGGCAGGTCAAGACCTCGGTCAGCGTCAGTGGGGCTGTATCGGTCACCTATGCCACGGGCAAGGGTGGCGACGTGGTGGCCAGTCAGGTGCCGACCCTGACCGTTGTGGACAATATGCTGGCGTGCCTGCTGGGCGGCAGTGGAGCCGCGCAGGGCCGCAGCATGACCAAGTGGCTGAAACGCGCATGAGCGGCGCTTTCTATCAAGACATGGCCAATATCGCTCATGGCATTATCGATGAGTTTCAGCAGGGCGCGCTCGTTCTGGAACAGCAAACGCGGACAGTCAGCATTCCGTGGGACCCCGGCGATACACCCACCATCAATACGACCTCGGTCATCGGAACGGTCACGCCGATTGACCGCAGGCTGGTCGATGGCACGACCGTGCTGGCGACCGACAGACAGGTGATCATCCCGGCCTTGTCCCTACCGGCGGGCATCATCCCGCATGTGAGCGACAGGTTGTTCATCGACGGCGAGCCCACGGTCATCAAGCGCGCGACGCGGGTGCCGGAAGCAGGCGTCATCATCGTCTACAAGCTGGTGGTGGGGTCGTAATGGCGCTGCCCAGTTCCCTGCAAGAACTAATCGACCAGATGGAGCCGCAGGTGCGGCAGGCGTTCCTTGACGCCATTGACGACATCACCGACGAGACGGTGGTCAAGACGTTGGAAGAGGCCATCGCGACCGGCAACATTGAACATGCGCTGTCGATGCTCAACCTTGACCCGGTGGTCTTTTCCGGGGTCGCCGACGCCGTGGCCGATGTCTACAAGTACGCTGCCGTGCTGACCTCTGAGGCGGCACGTGCCCGCATCGTCTTCCGCTTCAACGTGCGCTCGCCCCCGGCTGAGGAATGGCTGCGGGTGGAAAGCAGCAAGCTGGTCGTCAATCTCAGCAACACCGCACGCAAGGCCGTGCGCGAAACCCTTTCAATCGGTATTTCGCTTGGGCAAGGCCCCCGCACCACGGCGCTGGACATCGTGGGGCGCGTCAGCGCCCGCACGGGAAGGCGAGAAGGTGGCCTAGTAGGGTTGACACCCGCCATGGCGAAATACGTCATGAACGCCAAGCTGGAACTTCTCTCGGGCGACCCGGCGCTCTTGCGCAACTATCTCACGCGAGAGCGCCGTGACGCCCGCTTCGACCCCAAGGTGCTGCGGGCGCTTGCCAGCGGCACAGCGCTGAAGGCCGAAGACGTGACCAAGATGGTGGGTCGCTATTCCGACAGCCTCTTGCAGCTTCGGGGCGAGAATATTGCACGCACCGAGACGATCCTTTCCCTGCACGCTGGCCAAGCCGAGAGCATCCGGCAGATGATCGAAACCGGCAAGGTGCGGGAACAAGACGTGATGAAAATCTGGCGCACCAACCGCGACGGGCGCGAGCGGCGCAGCCATTACATCCTGCACGGCAAGAAGGTGGCCTACCAGCAGCCGTTCATCTCGCCCGAGACGGGGGCGAAGATGATGCACCCCGGCGACCGTGCGCATGGCGCGTTCCCGGAAGACGTTATCAACTGCCGCTGCCATGCCGAGTACAAGATCGATTACATGACGGCAGCGGTGCGCTACGCCAAGGCCAAGAAGGAGGTCATGCTGTAATGGCGACGACCACTTTCACGGCACAGATTGCGAAATGGGCAGCGGACACGCCTATTTTCATCGAAGCCATCATCAAAGAGAGCGTGCAGGAAGTCGTGCGCCTGATGAAGGTGCCGGTATCGGCGGGCGGCAACATGCCTGTGGACACCAGCTTCTTGCAGAATTCGCTGGTCGGCGTGGCCGGGGCCTCGGTGCCACCGATTGACCCAAAGGCCGATGGCAAGACGACAGGTCCGCAGGTGGGCAACGCAGCGGCAATCGAGGCGCTGATCGCCGGGTGGGAGATGGGCACGCCCATCAGCTTCGGCTTCATCGCGGCCTATGCCGCGCGTCAGAACTACGGCTTCACGGGCACCGACAGCCTCGGTCGAAGCTACAACCAGCCGGGTCGGCACTTCGTAGACCACGCGGTTCAGCAGTGGCCTGCCATCGTGGCCAGCAATCAAAAGCGGCTCGCCGAGAGGTTGGCCTGATGGTGGCGGTGACCATAGAGGGGCGGATACTGGAAGCGCTGGTAGGGCACCTGAACACGCTGCCCGGCGGTCGCCGCGTCGTCTGGTCGAACGTCCAGTACCCGAAGAACGGGGAGTACAAGGACGACGAATATATCGTCGTCGGCTTCTCCCCCGGAACGCCCGAAACGGTTACCATCACCGCGACCGAGCAGAACCGGCACATGGGCATTTTCAGCTTGGCCGTCATGTGCCCGCTGAATGTCGGTGAGATGTACCCCCAAGAGATGGGTGGAACCATAGCGTCGCATTTCCAAGCAAAGGTGCTGACTTCCGGCAGCACCCGCGTGCGTATCACAGCACGACCAAGAGTAGCCGGGGGTTATGTGGACGGCGACCGGTGGCGAACCCCGGTTACTGTACCGTTCGAAACTATATCGGTATAGTGAAAGGAGCCTCAGATGCCTCTATACCCGGTCGCAGGTTGCAAATTCTATATCAGCACCAACCCGTTTGTTGAGTTGGCGGTGGATGCTGTTGCCGCTGACTTTTCAGCCGTGGTCTGGCTGGAAATGAAAAGCTGGACACAGATGGGGTCGTATGGCGACACTGCCCAGCTAATCACCACCGACCTCATCGGTGAGGGGCGCACCAAGAAACAGAAAGGGACGAAGAACGCTGGCACCATGGCCAATGTCTTCGCCTTGGCGAACACCGACACCGGCCAGTTGAAATCGATCACGGCAGCGGGGTCGATTTCAAATTATGCCTTCAAGGTCGAACTGAACGACAAGGTCGGCGCGCAGGTGAACAACAGCCTGCGGGAATTCTACGGGCTCGTCATGTCTGCGCAGGAAGCCGGTGGCGGCGCTAATACCGTGCAGACCCTGAACGTCACCATCGAAATCAATTCCAACATCGTCGCCATTGCGGCGGTCTGATCGGAGGGCGCAACAATGCCGCTTTACCCCGTCGCAGGGTGCAGGTTCTGGATAAGCACCAACCCGTTCACTGAGCTTGCGGTTGATGCCGTGGTCGGCGACTATTCCGGTGTCGCGTGGATAGAAATGAAGTCGTGGACGCAGATGGGCAGCTACGGCGACACGGCCCAGTTGATCACCACCGACCTGATCGGCGAGGGTCGCACCAAAAAGCAGAAGGGCACCAAGAATGCCGGGACGATGGCAAATGTCTTCGCCCTAGCAAACACTGACCCCGGTCAGTTGAAATCTATCGCGGCGGCACAATCGGTGCAGAATTATGCCTTCAAGGTCGAACTGAACGACAAGATCGCCACGCTCAACAGTACGCGATTGTTCTATGGGCTGTGTATGCAGTCTCAGGAAGCCGGTGGCGGCGCTAATACCGTGCAGACCCTGAACATGACCGTGGAAATCAACTCGAATATTGTCGCTACCGTCGCGACATAACGGAGGTCCGCTATGCCGCTGTACCCGGTCGCCGGTTGCAAGTTCTATGTCAGCAACCTGCCCTTCACAGAGCTTGCGCAGGACGCCGTGGCTGGCGATTACGGCAGCGTGACGTGGGTCGAAGTCAAGAAGTGGACGCAGATGGGCAGCTACGGCGACACTGCCCAACTGATCAGCACCGATGTCATCGGCCAGAGCCGCACGACGAAGCAGAAGGGCACGGACAATGCTGGCACCATGGCGAACGTGTTCGCCGTGGATGCGCTCGACCCCGGCCAGATCAAGATATTGGCCGCGTCCCAAGCCGTGCAGAACTATGCCTTCAAGGTCGAATTGAACGACAAGGGCACGGGCGGCGGCGCGCTCAACAGCACGCGCCTGTTCTACGGTCTGGCGATGCAAAGTCAGGCTGCGGGCGGCGGCGCGAACACGGTGCAGACCCTGAACGCCACCATCGAAATCAATTCCAATATCGTCAACACGGCGGCGACGCAGGGCACATTGTTGATGGCGACGATGCCAGATGGTCGTAAGGTGGAGCTTCAGGAAGGCGACGAGGTGCCGGAAGGGGCCACGGTGGAAGAGATACCGGAGCCCGAGCCCCCGGCAGAGCCTGTGCCTGAACCACCGCCTGCCGAATGACACGCAGGCGCAAACCGGGAGTGACAGACTTGAACGATGCAACGAAGACGGAAGCCGCGATGGAACTGTTCGACCTGTCGCGGTTCGACGCCATGCAGGCCGCGCAGGAAGCCGGGCTGGATGTCGATGTGAAAGACCCCAACGGGAAGAAGATCGGCTTCACGATCAAGGTGGCGGGGCCTGACAGCACGCGCCAGCGCAAGGCCATCGAAAAGCTGGCGAGCGAGCGCATGGCCAGCGACGATCCGACCCCGCTCACGGCACAGGAACTGTACGACCGGCAGACGAGGGGCTTGGCGTCATCCACGATTTCATGGTCGCCGTTCAAGGTGGACGGCGTGCTTCTGGAATGCACCGAAGAGAACGCCTATGCGATCTACGTCCGCTTCCCGTTCATCCGTGATCAGGTGGCCGAGCGGGCAGGGCGACGGTCGGCTTTTTTCACGTCATCGAACACAAGTGTGGAGTAGCGATCAAAGAGTGGGTCAAGGGGCGTAAGCCTGTCTTCCCGGATGTGGCCGAGTACCTGTTCGGCTATTTCCGGGAATTGTGCTGGACAAGGCGGCCCGGTTACAGCGGGCCGCTCAGTCTGGAATACCGGGAAATTGAAGCGTGGTGCAGGCTGACACGCAGGACGCTGGCCCAGTGGGAATTGCGAGTGCTTCTGGAAATGGACATCGCCTACCTGCAAGCGCTTCACGACAAGGACGAAGCGGAGAAGGTGCCGGAAGCGGCCATTCCCGGTGAAACCCTGTCGCCACGGCCCCTGACAGCAGAGCTTTTCGACAGCATCTTCAACAACGACAACCTGCCACGACACAAGCGGGGTGACGACTGATGTCCACCGCCGAGCTTGGTATTGTCGTCACCACGACTGGCGTCAAGGAAGCTGTCCCGGACCTTGCCAATCTGGCCGTTCAGACCGGGAAGACCGAAGCTGCTGTCGTCAGTCTTGCGCAGACCACCGCCACGCAGACGGCGGCGGCGGGCGCTTCCGTCACCAAGCTGTCCACGACCACCGCCGCGCAACTCGGCGCGACCGCCGCGCAGGCAGAGAGCTTCGGCAAGCGCCTTGAGCAGGCGCTGAACATCAAGACCCGCGCGCCTTCCAATGACGTGCTTGATTTCAACAAGATGTCGGCGGGCATCGACGCGCTCAGGAACAAGTACGCCCCGCTGCAAGCCGCCAGCGCGCAATATGAAAGGACCCTGACTGAAATCCGCATGGCCCAGACGCTGGGGGCCATCAGCACGGACGAGATGACCGCCGCGCTCAACCGGGAAACCATCGCCTTCCAGCGTTTGCAGGAACAACAGCAGAAGCTGGCAAGCCAGAGCGGCAAGCAGGGCGTGAACGACAATCGTGCGGGTGGGGCGGGCGGTGGTGCTACCGGTCGCGGCATGATGCAGACGAACCTGATGTACCAGTTTCAGGACATCGCGGTGACGACTGCCATGGGCATGAACCCGGCGATGATCGCCTTGCAGCAAGGCACGCAGCTTGCCGCCGGTATGCAGATGATGGGCGGTGCCAAAGAAGGCGTCATGGGCCTCGTTGGCGCGCTCAAGAGCATGTTCTCGCTTTCCAGCATGTTGCCCATCGTGGTGATCGGCATCGGCGCGGCGTTCATCCAGTGGGCCACCAAGGGCAAGGAGGAAGTCAAGTCGCTAGACGACGCGATGAAGCAGCATTCGGACACGATGAAGCTGCTTGATGACGTGTATGGCGACGTGGCGAAGAGCGCGAGCGATCTCATCACGACTGGGGGTATGGGTTTTGCGCTCAGCATGTTCAGTGCCGACAAGTCACAATTGGAGAAACAGGCCAAAGACCAACTGAAGATCATGACGGACGCTTTGAGCGGCCAAGGCGGCATATTGTCCACCATACTGATGGGTGGCGGCGGCAATATGCGGACATTTGAGCAAGAAGCTAAATCTAGTGGCTATGAACTTTACAAGGATGCTGTTGCTGAATTTATCGCTGGGGTGGCTGCGGGCACGCCCGATCTTGAGAAATTCAACGCTGAAGTTGACCGCTTGGCCGAAGCCAATTTGGCATTGGCCACTGACCCCAATGCTTTTATGAACCTTGCTGAGGGTATAAAGACGCTGGCTGCGGAAGCCAGTACTATTGAGGGTAAATTTGCAGCGTTCCAAGACCCCATTAATAGATTGATGGTCGGGTTCACCGATAAAAACCTGTCAGTCACTGTATTGCAAGAAATTATAGCTCAGTTCTTACAGATAGGTAGGGATAATGGTCTTGAAGAACAGGCCCGAGATGCAATTGTACTCGCCCAAGAACTTTTCAAAGTTCTGGATGCACTGAACCAGATTGAAACCGTCCAGAGACGGGCAAGAGAACTAAACGAAAATTTCAGGCGCAGCGAGGCGACATCAGACAGCGGTGTCCGGGGGTACAACGAGAGTGTCGAACGCGAGCGCGAGCGCGAGGACGCACGCATCGCTGCCCGGCGACAACAGACGGCGGCGCGCACCGACGCCGAGCGCATCGCGGCGGCCAAGGCCGAAGCGGCGGCGGCGAATATCGTCAAGGGTGCCCAGCGTGACCGGGAAATCGCCATCGCAGGTGAAGATGAAGCGCTGAAGATACAGCAGGAACACGCCGACGCCACCCGGACACGGACACAGGCGATGGACGACCTGCTGGCTAAGCAAGAACTGGAAATGGCGCTGATCGGCAAGACGGCGGGCGAGCAGGCCGCGTTGCGCGAAGAGTACCAGCGCACGTACGAATACAAGATGTATGCCCTTGAGCATGGCATCGAAATG